TCACAAGCCAGTACAGTTGTAAACAGCAAGGCTCTTATCTACGGTAGTTCAGGTGAAGTCGTAGGTACAAGCTTCGTTGTTGCTGATGACAGCTACATGGGTGCTGTCGGTGATACCGATATGCTTCAATTTGATGCTGGTAACGATCTTACACTTGCAAGTGATCTCGATTTCATTATCGGCAAAGCAGGCGGTCTTCAGTTGGCTGATGGAGCAGTAAACTCTACTGCTGCTGAACTTAACTTGCTTGACGGCTCTGGTGCTGGTTCTGTTGTAAACAGCAAAGGAGTTATTTACTCCGCTGGTGGACAAGTTAACGGTACAAGCTTATCAGCTTCGTCTGGTATTACCGGTAGTTCTTTACAAATGGGAGCCTATGGTCTTACTAATGCTGGTGCTCTTGCCATTTCGGCTATGAACGCTGACTGGACAAACGCTGGTCGTACTGTTGCCGATCTTGGTGAAGTAACAACTGTTGATATCAACGGTGGTTCTCTGGACGGAGTAACTATTGGTGCTGCTTCTGCAGCCGCAGCAACAGTTACATCTTTGAGCGTTTCTGAGGGTAACATCACAAACGTTGGCGACATTGCTCTCGACAGTATTTCTGCTGATGGCACTCAGATCGATCTAGAGATGACTGATAATACAGCAGAAGCTTTCAAGATTTTCGAATCTGGTACTGACTATCTTGTGTTCAACACCACAGACGGTTCAGAAAGAATGGTTATCGGCGCCGGCTGGTCGGCCGCGTCACAGACATGTGTCGACCTCGGTTCAGTTACAACTGCTGATATCAACGGTGGTTCTCTGGACGGAGTAACTATTGGTGCTGCTTCAGCTGCTGACGCCACTGTTGCTGCTTTCGTAGCAACCGGTGACGTTGATCTTGGTAATGCTACTAGTGATACCATCACAGCTACCGGTCGTTTCGATTCGGATCTTGTACCATCTAGCGACTCTGCTCGCGATTTAGGTTCTAGCGCGCTTCGTTGGAGTACAATCTACGTCGACAGCATCGTTGGTGCTGATATCGCTGCTGATACTGAGAACTATGGGGCTGCACCTTATAGCTACTCACTTTCTGCGAGTGTTGATTTTGCTCTGTTAACCACAGCTGCTCAAACATACACTCTTCCAGCAGCTTCTGCTGGTAAGAAGCTTGATATCAAATTGTCTGGCTCAATCCACACATGCACAATCGTTGCAGCTTCCAATGATTCTATTGAAGGTGGTGAAACCATCATCCTTGAATCTACTGGTTCTGCTATCAGCTTGGTTGCTATGGATGCCACACACTGGTTCATCGTCTAGTATGATATATTCTATTTAGTTTTCTATATAGGATAACCTTTTGGGCGCCTCTCACATTGTGGGGGGCGTCCTTTTTTGTTTATCATTACTATTTAAAATTGCAGAACGCCTTAAAAGAGAGAAGGATAAAAAACTATGGCTTATAACGTGGTGCAGTCGCCAAGTGGACTGGCAGTAGAGCAAAGAGAACAACTGAATAAAATAGATAAAATCGACCACGCCATCGATAACTTCTCAGACGAAAAGATCGGCGGTAACAAGATTTTCACTAAGACGGTAATTGCGAAAGGGTTCCAATTGCACGACGGGAGAGAAATCACACCACCAGCAGTAGAGGCGATCAAGAACAACCAGGCTGGGTCCCTCTTGCTAGCTACGGGCACCCCGCTTATAGAGACGACACCCAATCTCTCTTATGATAACGGAGTACTTCTCGGACGCAAGCTGAAGTTCGACAGCATCGAAGGGAATGGTAGCCTACTCAACCACTTAGATGCCAGCGCGCTTGAGGGGACACTAAATCTAGAGACCATAAAACTCCCTCCAAATAGTGCTATCTCTACTGCAAATAATCAGCTTTATGTGGACTTTGATGCTGCAACACCAATGAGCAAGACCGGTCAAACAGTTTCTGATGGTGACAAACTACTCCTATTTGATACATCACAGAACGGCTTACGTCAAACAACATTTGCTGAATTGTACCGTGATTATATCAAAACAAAAGGACACCACCCCGGCGGCAATCGCCAAAGCCTTCAGTTTAGAAAGGGCAACACATTTGGTGGCGCCGAGACTTTACGCTTTGATGAGCAAAAGAACACACTTAATTTAGCCGGCACCCTGAATGCTATGACTGCTCGGATAGAAGACGAGCTAGTAGCAGAAGGCGCCTTACGCGCCCAAGGGGCAACTTACCAGAAGATCACACACACAAACATCCCAGAATATGAAGTTCAAGCTGATGACTACACAGTATTGGCAGACACAGCCGATAATAAGGTTTGCGTAATATTGCCAGATGCATCCGAGAATGATGGCAGAGTTTTAAATATCAAACTTATTAATTCCGAGAAGTATCGTATTAAAGGCAACAAGCTCGTTATCAAAAGCGCCGGCGGACTTCTAGATATATACGAGGAAGTTATACTTAAGATGACAACATCGAGCAGATCCTTCCAGTCAGATGGAAAAACTTGGTGGATTATCAATGGTCGGGGATCCTGACACTAAATTTCTCTACTTACTATGAAAGCAGATACAAAGGAACATATATAAATGGCTTATAATACCTCAAAGGGACCAAGAGATCTCGGAGACATTAAAAACGAAAACGACACAGATACCCAGATTGATTTTGGATCTGATCAAATTTCGTTTAAAACAAATAGCACTGACAGATTGACGGTTACAAATAGTTATATATCCTCTTCTGTGGACGTTACTATTTCTGGCTCTCTTCGTGCTAAGAGTTTGCAAGCAACTATTCATAACTTTGCGAACGCCGGACTAGCTACATATTTCATTCCTTTTATGTCTACTGTTGAAGCCACCACTCCCACTTACCTAGACCACATGGTCGCGCCAGCACATGGTCGCCTTGTTAAGGCACTTGTTCGCATGTCGGGCACGCAGGCAGGCTCTGTAACTTTGGATTTGTATAAAGCCGCCAACGGAACCACAAACTTTTCTGGTGCTAGCGCCACTGATATAGTGGAGAGGTCTACAAAGACTATGGCTGCAGCAGACACCACGGTTAGCTTTTCTCTAACCGGCTCAGAACACTTTGGAGTGGGCAATATCGTGGGGATCGCAATCGATCCTGATGCAGCTTCCGATAACGTCAATGTTACCTGTGTGTGGGAATATAATTACATTGATCTATAGTCTATACATAAAAAGGGGTTTTTGATCCCCGCAACACTATTTATTGTGAAATAGTACCATTTCATTTCAGGAGTATATTGATGTCCGATTTATTGAGAGATGCAATTGTTGACGCAAAGGCATTACGCGAGGCAGCATTAAAAAACGCAGAAACTGCAGTTATTGACAAGTATTCAGACGAAGTAAGAACTGCCATGGCCGCGCTCTTAGAGCAAGAGGAGCCCGATTTGGATCTAGGTCTGGGTGGAGAAGCTGATCTTGGTGGGCTGGACTTAGAAGAGCCCGCACCACCGGCTGGCGTTGAGGAAGTTGCCCCAACTGGCGACGGTGAAGTCGTGGCTGAGGATATCCCTCTTGCTGCAACTGATGACTTTAGCGAGCTTGACGGCGAGAATCTCTCTGGGCTGCCTAACACTGGTGAGCCAGTTGAGGTAGAGATTAACTTAGACGCTCTTCAAGAAGCTGTACAGCAGCTTCAGGGCGAACAAGAGATTAATATTACAGAAGAAGATTTAGCAGAACTGCTCTCCACTGGCGACGAAGTTATTGAAGAGGAAGCTGATGACATAACTGGCGAAACCGCCGGCGAAGAGAGTGCAGAAGAGACAAAAGCCGAGACTGAGCAATTTCAAGCTACGGATGATGGCGGCGAAGGTCCTGTCGACGAATCTTTTGAAATGTCCGATGATATCATTGACTCTATCGTCGAAGAACTTACAGTAGATATGGACGCATCCTTATCGGGCTGGGCTGGACGCTCCTCAGAGAGCATGAAGTGGGAGATGGAAAAAGCTCTCGCGCACCGCCGCAGCACTGATATGCAAGATGAACTAGAAACTTTAAAGAAGGCTCAAGAAGAGTTGGTTTTCGAAAATAACCAACTGAAAGAGTCCCTTAAACAACACAAGCAAGCAGTAACAGAGTTGAAGGAAGCAACACAACATGTGAACCTTTCTAACGCTCGCTTGCTTTACACGAACCGTGTTTTGAGAAATACCTCCCTAAATGAGCGGCAAAAAACTAAGATTGCTGACGCTATTTCGAGAGCTGGTTCTGTAGCAGAGGCGAAGATGATTCACCAAACGCTCGAAACTACAGTGGAGAGTTCTCCTAAGAGAGAACCAAAATCACTTAGCGAAGCAATTGGTCGCCATCGAACTTCTGTTATGCGTGCTTCCCGCAAGGAAAGCACATCATCCGATCCAATCTCGGATAGGATGAAAAGACTAGCAGGTATCAAATAGATACAATATAAATACAATTTACAGGAGGTATTAAAAAAATGGCTGGTATTATTGATAGATTGACCGAAGGTGTTGTCAATCGTGATATGCGTGCTGAAGGGCATGCATTGTTAAGTAAATGGGAGCGGACAGGTCTACTCGAAGGACTGGACTCTAGTCGCACCCGACAAACTATGGCACGTTTGCTTGAGAATCAAGCAAAAGAGCTTCTCCGTGAGAGTTCTACAATGGCGGGTGGTGATGTTGAAGGCTTTGCAGCTGTCGCATTCCCAATCGTTCGTCGTGTATTCGCGGGACTGATTGCTAACGATCTTGTTAGTGTTCAGCCGATGAGTCTGCCAAGTGGTCTCATCTTCTTCCTTGACTTCACAGTAAGTCGTGACACAGGTGGTGGTGCTGATGATCAGTATTCTCGTCTGGGCTACAAATGGTCTGGTTCGTTCTACGGTGGAAACGCAGTAGGATCACAAATCACCGGTGGTGTGGACCTTGATGGCTATGGTGTTGGACTTGCAGGTGGTGCATATAACCTCAACAACGGTTATTCATCTCCAACTGGATCTGCTTTAGGTAATGCGGTCACTATTACTCCGGTCCTCGGATTTCATGGAGACTGGGGCGACGTTGACACTGACGACGCTAACACAATGAAGGCTTTCCGTTGGGATGCAGACCTTGTGTCTGGTTCCGCAACTGTCGCAGAAGTTATCCTGCTTAAGAGCGGACTAGATCAGGTTAGCCTTGACGGACCTCAGTCTTTCAATGTGTCCTCTTCTAGTGGTAACGGTGTTATACAGAATGCCGCCGGCACCGCCCAAGCGCGCATGTTGCGCCGTTTGACTCACGAAGTTAGTGCTTCTGGAACTCCATATATTGCCACTTACTGGGTAGGATTGGGAGTAGATGGTGATCATACTGGAGACAGCCTCAACTTAGGCCGCGCAGTTCTTTCGGGAATTACGGCATCTGTTAGTACCCTCTCTTGGGCTCAAACTGATGACCTCGTAAACGGTGGAGCGATGGGTTCGATTGTTGGTCAGACTGAATGGGGTCTTGAAAACCAAGATAACATTCCTGAGATCGACATCAAGGTCGACAGCATCGCTATCACAGCGATGACCAAGAAGTTGAAAGCGAAGTGGACACCCGAATTGGGTCAAGACCTCAACGCTTACCACAACTTGGATGCAGAGGTAGAACTTACTTCGATTCTTTCTGAGCAGATTGCTCTTGAGATCGACCGTGAGATCCTCGCTGACCTTGTAAATGGTGCAACGGCTGCAACATACTACTGGGCTCGTTCTCCTGGTATGTTCCTCAACCGCGAAACTGGTGCCGAGATTGGTGCGTCTACTAAGGCTCCCGACTTCACCGGTACTGTCAGCGAGTGGTATGAGACTCTCATTGAGACAATCAATGATGTTTCTGCTCAAATCCACCGCAAGACTCTTCGTGGTGGCGCAAACTTCATCGTTTGTTCCCCAGAGGTTGCCAACATCCTTGAGTTCACCGCCGGATTCCGCGCATCTGTTACTGCAGATGACGAGAAGGGTTCCGTTGGTGCTGTTAAGGTTGGATCACTTTCTAAGAAGTTTGACGTCATCGTTGACCCATACTTCCTCCGAAACGTGGTTCTCGTCGGTCGACGTGGTTCCAGCTTCCTTGAATCTGGATATGTATACGCACCTTACGTGCCACTACAAACCACTCCTACCATCTTTGGACCAGAAGACTTCGTGCCTCGCAAGGGCGTGATGACTCGTTATGCCAAGAAGATGGTTCGTCCAGACCTCTATGGACTCGTTATCGTCCGTGGACTTCTCGGTGAGAGCGGCGGCTGATAAATAATCAGTAGCTAAATTTAAAACCCCCGCCAAGTATTCAGTTATTTGGCGGGGGTTTTCTTTTATGAAAATGCCAATATCCTAAAAAATATGGCCCCCAATTTTTTGAGATTTTCGTTTTTCTAGCCCGGGCAGGATCCTTTAGACATAAAAGACTACTTACTACAGCAGGAGTTTCTATATATGCCAACTGATCTTCAACCACTATCGACAACTAGCGCCATTGTACTTACATCGACCGGAAGTGCGATCAAAGTCGCGACATCGCTTCCCTTTGGAGCTTATACTGGCTCAGCCGAGTTTATCACAGGAGCGGTTGCTCAGGTAGCCTATGTATATAAGAAGCTTGGTGGCGATGTTGTTGACATTGAGCTAACCCCGTCAAACGTATACGCAGCTTACGAAGAAGCAGTATTAGAATACTCATATATCATTAACCTCCATCAAGGTAAAAATGCCCTCGGCACAATGCTGGGCAATACTACCGGTACATTTAACCACTTAGGCGATATGGTTGATAGTCCGCTATCTTCGAGCTTAAGCGGCACACATGTGGCACTCAAATACCCAAAGTTCAAGTTCCAGTCAGCGCGAAACATCGCAGACGGGCTTACCTCCTACGCCGGCATGGGTGGCGACGTTAGATACTACTCAGCATCCTTTTCACCAGCCACAGGGCAGCAGGACTA